CCCATTCTTGCGAGCTCCGCTGCCGCTCTGGAGTATCCAATCGTCTGCGTAAACCGATCGAATGAAGACCACAAACCCGACAAGGGTGAGAAGACATAGTTTGCTACTAAAGCTGTCATTAGACCCATCCTCTTAGATTATTATTAGCTTTGACATTATTGATGGTCTCATTAGCCCGTGCAACCGTATAAATGTCGCCGCGTGTAAGACCAATATCTGCTAAATCATAATCTGATAATTTGCCTAATTGATGTTCTGTTTCTTTAATAGCCCGAACTTCTAGACGATGCTGCCTATAGCTACGGATTGCGTCAATAAGTTGCTCAACTACTCTCGTTGAGAAGCTGTGCGCTGTTAGTATATGTTGTGTCATTTTGACCCTCGTTTTTTCCAATTGAAATTTTACGAGGACGCATTTCTTCAGGGATGACGTACTTCAGTTCGATTGCAAGTATACCATCTTGAATATCTGCTCCGTGCACATTTACGTGCTCAGACAGCCGGAAGGTTCTTTTAAACTTCTTCGTAGAAATACCACGATGAATAAAGTTTCTACCTTTTGAAACATGCTCACCTGTCACAGTCAAGGTACGATCCTTAACTTCAACAGTTAGTTCATCTTGACTAAAACCGGCCACAGCTAATTCAATCAGATAATCCGACTCAGATGTTTTAATAATATTATGGGGCGGATAGTGATCGTTTGAATGTTTAGCCGTGTATTCTAACTCGTTAAACAGATGGTCGAAACCTACAAAAGATGAACGGGGAAATAGTGTTGTTAAGCCTGTCATTGTTATCTCCTTTTGATCAAGCAAGATTTTAAATGGACCCAGTTAACTGGCATCCGTAGTTATTTATATAGTGTTAGCTATTACAAATGTACATAGCCGTTATTCATTTTTTTACACTTCTATGTCAATAAATTGCCCCTGAGTCTCTCCTGGACTAATACTATCACCATCTCTATTATATCGTATAGCAGCCTGCTCTCTTAGCGCTTGCACTTCTTTTGCGCGCTCTTCGACCTCTTTAACTTGATTAAGTTTAATCTCAGTACGAGTAGCTGCTTCCACCACACGAATACGTTCTTTTTCTTGTGGAGGCTTAATATGTTCACTATTTGGATATACGCTGGGATGACCATATTTAGCTGCTTGAATTTGCTGATACATTTCAAATGGCATGCCGTGAGTAGGAAGTGCTTTCATTACTTATTTCCTATGTTGTATTTAGGGCAAAGTTCCCATTCATTTTTTTCTTTAAATGGTATAATTTTAATGAGTCTTATCGGAGCGCAATCAAGTTCTTGATTTATCTCAAATTGTATTAAGCCCCAGTCACTTAAAAGTTGCGCGATCGTATTTCTACGTTGAATGTCAGACAATTCTAAGTTAGCCTTTTTACCATCCAGTAAAAATAACTCTTTAAAATGTACTATAAAATATCTACCTTGTTTATGTAGAATATGGCATGACTGAAATAGTTTCTTATCTTTACGAGAAGCTACACCAATGCGAGTTAATGTTTCTCTTACTTTAAGAAAATCATCTGGCTCATTTAAGTGAATCTCAAACATCTGCGTTGGAGACCACTCTACTAAATTATTTTCTTCCACCTTTGTTCACCTTCTTTTTTATTATAGTTATTTGTTCAGGTGATAGAAGGGGCAGGATTTGTTTAGCTTTTTCGTTGCTATAGCCATAGTATTCTTTTACCACTTCAATATCACGTTCAGTTTCAGGTTTTATCCATTTCGAAAAACGTTTCCGCTTACGAATTGTATTTATAAGAAAGTGATATTGAAGTTTTTTATCTATTTGGTGGTATTGATTTACCACATTAGCAAGACCAACAGTGTCATTAAAATAAGAAAGACTACGATTAATAAGATAAGAATTGTATCCTCGCTCATCTATGTCGTCCTCCATTATGTCTTTTTTTGTAGAATTAATACTATTTAAATATTCAAACGGATTCATTGAAAATTCACTTGTGCCATAATCTCGGTTAGGCATGCCACCACGTTCAGTTCATGATCAGCCACAAATGCATCTTTATACTGATAGTCAGCAAGTATAAGAACAAGCTGGGGTATACTTTGAGGCTGCACGGTTTCATGCATATTATCATAAAGACCTCTAAAAATAGAGGAGGTATCTATATCCATGTGGTTAACGACCCAAGACCTCATCTTCTTAAAGTCCTTAGCCTTTAGATATTTACTTAAATCACTGAAACTATCTATACTTGAACTACTTTCATCAATAGATGAACCCGCAATAGAGCTTCTTTGGCATTCATTAATCACTCGGCGCCAATCTGGAGCGTGTTTCATAATTAAGCCGGCTAGGCCCTTACTAGTAAATGACACGCCTTCTTTATAGAGAATATCAGCAAGCCGATCCATAAAGTCACCGCAAAGCTGAGCCATATCTTTTTTACTTGTATTAAATTCATACACGCCACAACGAGAGTGTAGAGGCTCAATGATTCTATTCTTAAAGTTACAGGTAAGAATAAATCGGCAATTATTTGAGAACTCTTCGATAAATCCACGAAGCGCTGGTTGAGTAGATTGAGGATTGAGATAATCAGCCTCATCAAGTATGCATACTTTATATCCACCGGATAATGAAACTGTTGATGCAAACTGTTTAATTTTTCCCCTGAGCGTATCGATATTACCTTCTTCTGAACCGTTAATTATAATGTAGTCAAGCCCTAGCTCATTGCATAGGGCTTTTGCTATAGTAGTTTTACCTAAACCGGCAGAGCCGGTGAACAGCATATTAGGCAGCTCACCGGTCTCTACGATACTCTGAAACGTCTTTTTTAATGAAGATGGTAGTATAGTTTCAGAGATTTTTGTTGGACGATATTTTTCAACCCAAAGAAAATTATCTTTGTTCATAATATAATAATACCTTTTTATTCAGATTCAGCGGCCTGATCTTGTTGATGCGTTTCGCACATACTGACCATTTGTGTACACTGATCACGCAATTGGCCAAGAGTAGATAGCTCCTCACCTTTAATAGCTCCACGTTGTACCATAGTATCTACTACGGCAATGGTAGATCTAGAAATACGATTTGCTAGATCGTATACAGGATTATGTGACTCATGAGCTAATTTTACTTCATCTTCTTTTGACATTTTATTCTCCGTAGGTTGATGTCTTTTCAAGTGCAACCCAGTAGGTTACGTTGCTGTTTTGACTTTTAAATTCTGAAATGAGTTTAGATGATATCTTGACATCATATGAGTCAGTTACCATCTTTAGGCTTGAAATATTTAAAATAAATTTAAATTGTTCGCTAGTATATCCTCCATCTACTTCAATTGAATATTCGTTAGCAGTAGTATTCTCTGGATCAAAGATCGACAGTTTAATAGCCCCGCTAGAAGCTTCTACTGCAACTTGGCTATTACCTAATACGCTTGAGCCACGCTTTAATGAATTTAATGTACCTTCATCTAAGGTAAACCAAACATCAGCTTCTGGCATAGTTATAGGTTTACTTGGTGTCGTAAGCATCTCTGTATCAGAATAAAAATACTTAATGTTCTCACGGCCGCTCTGGCTCTTGATAACCATATGCGTATCTTCAAAATTAACATTAGGCTTATCAACCAATCCTAACACATTTAGGAACTCTTGTAAATCATAAATTCCTACAACAGCATCAAAAGTTTCAGTCAGATCCGCTTGGGCCAGAACATTCTTAGCTTCTGATACTGTAAGTAAAGTATTCCCAGGCTTAATAACAATATTACTATTGATACCAGCAAAGTTCTTGAGAACACTGACAGTATTTGCACTTATTTCCATAATTAATTACCTTTAATTTTACTGAAATTCTTTTCTTTATAGACTTCGATCTTATTATCAAATCTTCCGTCTAGCATTTCACCCTTATGTGATATCACAAAGACATTGGTATCATCACCAAGTGTCTGTATAATTTTCATTAGATTGTCTACTCCTTCATAATCTAGTGATGAATCAAAAGTCTCATCAAGCATCAACAGATTAGTTGACACGCTGTTTTTCATCTTAGCAATCTGTCGCCACGTGAAAAGAAGCGCTAGGTCAATACGCTGTTTTTCACCTTCAGAAAAGGAATCATAAGAGAAGTTATCTCTATGGCGTGATTTAATTGTCTCGGAAAAGGCTTCGTCTAAATAGAAAGAAACGAAGAAGTCAAGCACCTGTAAGTACTTATTTACGAGGTTATTTATAACAGGTAGATATTGCTTTATGATTTTTGTTTTGATGCCTGTATCTTTTAGCATCTCCAGTATAACAGTATTATAACTTAAACTTTCATTAATGTACAATCTTTTTTCAAATAAATCATCCTTTAATTTTCTAAGAGTTTCAAGCTCATCGCGTGATTTACTTAGATCTCCTCCAGATCCCCGTATCTGTTTGATCGAACTATTGATAGATGCAATCTGTTCTTGTAACCGACCAATTGTTTTATTGTTAGAAGTAATAATAGAGGTTTTGTCTCTAATTTCGCCTGCGGTATTCGTGAGCCTTTCAATAGTTGACTCCACAACAGCCGCTCTGTCACTGACATCACGTACGGCACTGCTAAGTTTGCTAGCTTTTTCTTTAGCGGCTTCCAGCTTTGTGTCTCTGACGTCCGGACTAATATCTTGGGTACATGTGGGGCATGTATCATTCTCTTCGTAAAACTTTGTTTCTTTGACCAGTGTTTTGATTTTTTGATTGAACTCGGCTTGGTAGTGTAATAGGCTTTGCCTTTTATCGTGGTTTTCTTTGAGGCCTTCTTGGAGTCCATCGGACCTTTCTTCGATCTCAGCTGATAATGAAACATTTTCACGTTGAAAGGAATCAATTTCTTCTTGTGCATTGCTGATGTCTGCTTCTTTACTATTGATTTGCTCAACCGACAAAGCCTCCACTTCTTTAATATATTTATTCTGAAGATCAATCTTTTCTTTATTTAGATCTGCATCATAGTCTACACTTTTAAGATCATCTTTAAGAATACTATTTTTCTCTTTTAGTATCTGATTCATTTTAGAAAAGACATTAATGTCCAGAAGATCCTCGATAACATCACGCCTATGCTGTGCAGGGAGCTGCATGAAAGGAATGAAGGAGGAAGATCCAAGCACAACAATTTGGTGGAACGACTTGTGGTTCAACTTAATGATGTTCTGTTCGAGGATCTTCTGGTACTCTTTGGCATGCGATGACTGATTAATCATCGTGCCGTCTTTCCATATTTCAAACTTATTAGGTTTGATGCCACGCACAACCTTATATGCCGAACCTGAAACATTAAACTCAATAGTTACTATGCAATCTTTATTGTTAATTGTATTAACTAATTGTGGTTTACTAATATTTCTGTGCGCTTTGCCAAACAGGGCAAATGACAATGCATCGAGCATCGTAGATTTACCTGACCCATTATCTCCGACAATTAAATTAGATTTGTGGTTAGTAAAGTTAATACTGCTATAGGAATTTCCGGTTGATAGGAAATTCTTCCATTTTAGGTTTTCAAATATAATCATACTATTTCTAAGGTTTGTGCCTCAATCATAAGATCATGCATTTCTTTTTTAATGCGATCTTTATCCAATTCAGTTTCTACATTATCGACATAAGAGTCCAGTAGGGTACTAGTATCGTCCATAGAGATGTTCTCATCCTCTACATTTTGCCCTAAGAACTCAGAAAAATTCTCCTGTATTTTTAATTCATGAATGTTTCTGTTATTAATTCTATCAACAAAACGATCAAATGTAAACAGGTCATTTTTGTTTATTACAACTATTTTTACAAATTTATTCTCTAATATTTTTGTATCATATTCTCCGTAATCTGTTTTACGGTCGTCATATATTATCTTATGAAATAACGTGTGAGGATTGTGTATAGAATCTATTTCTCTTGTTTCAGTATCTAGAACGTGAAAATACTTTTTATCATGAGCGTCGTTCCAAAAAAATTCCATCTGCGAGCCTAAATACTTAATATTTTCTCGAGAAGATTTTGTGTGGAAATGGCCAGATAATACTGTTTCAAATCTATTAAATAGTTCTGGATTAAGTCCGTGTTCGTTCTTAATACCTTTCATCATTTCATAGCCACTAATTTCAAAGTGGCCAGCTAGCCAATCACACTTTGCGCTAGAAATAAAATCTAATGACTGCTTTTCGTTAGCAGCCGATATCCAAGGAACAAGACCTATCTTAAAACCATCATAGCATTGCACCATAGGTTCATGAATAATATTCACTTCGTTCATGTAATGACCTAAG